AAATACAACGAGGCACAGCAATTGCGCGAAAAGGAACGCGCTGAATTAGTTGCTAAGGCTGAGTCAGAAGCAAATGCTGCTAAGGAAATGTTAAAACAGCGAGACTTGAAAGATGTCCATTTTGGCATTTTATCAAAGGTGCATGAAAATTTCGCTCCAGCCGCACAAGCGATGCTCACTGCATCAACCGATGTGACGTACGGCGATGACGGCACAGCAATAGTTTCTATTCGCTCAGGCGAAAAAGAATTTAGCAATACAAATGATTTTCTAAAACATGCAGAAACTGACCCCACATGGTCGGCTATGCTCAAAGCTCCAAATACTCAGGGTAGTGGGGCTAATGGTTCACAGGGTGGTCAGGCCGCTAGTGGCGACAAAGACAGTGATTTTAAAAAACGGCTCCGCGAAAGCGGTTTGACTTCTTAATAGGGCTATTGCCCAAGGTGAATTAATATGGCTTTATCTAATATGCAGGTTTACAACGAACAAATCCGACTGAGAACTATTGAGTTGTTAGGTCAATCGACTGACAAATTTAATGCTGCATCAGGCGGCGCTATTGTTCTTGAGATGGGCAAATTTTCCGGGAACTATTCTCGCCAATCCTTTTATAGCTCACTAGCTGGCGCACAGCGTCGAGTTGTACGCACTGACGCAAACAGTTCTCAAAGTGCTACTGCTTTGGCGGAATCTGAAGTTGTTGGCGTTAAAGTGGCTGGCGGTTTTGGCCCTGTAATCTTTGAACCAGCACAGCTAACCTGGTTGGCTTCAGAGCCAGAAGAAGCAATCAACGCAATTGCTGCGGGCTTTGCTGATGCGCTGCTAGCCGATCAACTCAATACTATTGTCGGTTGTGGTGTTGCTGCTGTTGAGAATCAGGCAGCACTGGTTAATGATGTATCCGCCCTAACTGGTGGTGCTGGTGCTTTAACACAGACTGCCTTAAACGGCTCCCATGCTAAGTTTGGCGACATGTCAGGCCAGTTAGTTGCTGATGTAATGACTGGTGCGGCATATCACAAGCTGCTGGAGAAAGGTTTGCAGAACGGCGAGCGATTGTTTGAATCTAGCAATGTTACTGTCCAGTCAATTTTAGGCAAGCTTTTTGTAGTGTCTGACATTCCAGCATTGACTGAAACAGGCACACCCAATAAGACTAAAGTTCTGTCTTTATGTGATCGCGGTCTTATTGTTGATGGTGCAAGTGATATTGTTACCAATCTTGATACAACCAACGGCAACCGCCGCATCGATACAACTTGGCAGGCTGACTACTCTTTTGGTACTAAAGTTAAGGGTTATGCTTGGGATATTGCCAATGGTGGAGCCTCTCCAGAAGATACTGCTTTGTTTACAGGTGGCAACTGGGATTTGGCCGTTGCATCAACTAAGCACACAGCAGGTACTTTGTGCGTTGCTGATATTGACCAGTAGGGGGTGATTCTTGGCTGATAAAAAAGTTAAATATGTTAAGCATCCTATAACGCCAAAGGAAAAGATCAAATTGCGCAAAGCAGGCTATACCATTGTTGATGCGCGGTTTGACCCGAATCCCAAAGCTGAGGCTGCCAAGGCTGCTACGTCAGAGCCGGTGGTTAAGGAAGAAGCTAGCAAATCAAGCTTTTTCTAAATGCTGGAATCGAAAAGCCCTGCTTACGCGGGGTTTTTTTTTGCCTATTTATAGTGCTGTTATATGCAGGCGGCTGTTTTTGCCTTTATAGCGTATGCTGATATAATTAGGAAAACAGACTAAGGCCAACCAATGACACGAAATGAACTATATGACCAAATATCAGAGCTAATTTCTGTTGGTGCCGTACCCTATGAGATTACGCCAAAAACTAGAAATAAGCTGCTGGACGAAATTATTGTCGAATATGGCGGCGTTTCATCAATAAATCTAACCAGGAATGAAATGCTAAAACGTATTTTAGCCCTTGCTCCTGCCCCATAATAGGTATCAACCATGGCATTAATTGTAGAAGACGGCAGCATTGTCGCCGGTTCAAATAGTTTTATTAGTTTGGCAGATGCCTTAATTATGGCTGATGATATGGGGATAACGATACATAGCAGCTCAAACCATGCTGAAACAGAGCTAAGGCAGGCATATTATCAGCTAATCAGGTCTTATCAAAACAGGCTACAGGGTACGATAGTTAGCCCAGCACAAACGGGTATATTCCCTCGTTATGATGTATACGCAAATGGCTATTTAGTGGCATCTGACTCAATACCTGTTGACGTACAGCGGGCGCAGTTAGAGTATGCTAATGCCATCCATAAGGGCGCAGATTTTAATAAGACTGCTGGCGACCAAGAACTTAAGAAATTTGATGTACAAGGCGTTTATTCTGAAGAATACAAAGATGGTTCTACCGCACGAACCACGCCAAGAGTACCCGCTGTGACTCAATGGTTGCAGCCATACATGATAAGCGGCGGATTACAGCGGGAAGAATTCTTTTATAATGAGGCTAACGTGTAATGGGTGCCAATAGTGTAGCTGCTAAGGTCGCCCGTGGGTTAGCAAAGGCTTACATGGCCGTGGGCGAAAATGATTCTCCCACTTTGAGCCTGGTTAGGTATACAACTACAGGCGGTGGCAACAATCCTTTTGACCCGCCAACACAAACCAAGGAAAGCATTGAGTTAGAAAATGCTATATTCAAAAATATTGATAAATCATCCATTGATAACGATTTGATTAAGCAGGGCGATATGGAGTTGGTTTGCGATGGAAGCGTAGAAATTAAGCAGGGCGATGTTATAGAGTCTACTGATGGCAAAGAATACATTGCTGTGAGCGTGGATATTAGCTCGCCCTACGGCATTCCTTTGGCCTATACACTAATTGTGAGGCTCAAGTGATTAAAGGGCTGGGTAGAGCTATTGATGCCATAGATGGCATGGTTGCTGACTCCAATGAGACAATAAAAAAAGAATATATCAAAACACTAACAGCAATTGTTAAACAAACCCCTGTTCATTTTAAAGATGGTGGCAGGCTGCGCAATAGCTGGACGCTATCAAGCAGTGCTCCAAAAGGTGCGCAAAGAGGACCGAACCGAAGTGGCGGCAGCTCATTATCAAGCATTGCCAGAATGCCAAAAAATGTATTAGGTAAGAGATTGTTTTTTACTAATGCTATGCCATACGCGAATGTTGTTGAGTATGGTGGATACCCAAAGCCGCCAAAGCAAGGAACAAACACAGCAAAAAAAGGCAAGCCGCCAACATATCAAATGCTATCTAATGGGCGCGGATATTCACGACAGGCACCTTTCGGCATGGTAAGAATTAGCGTGAGAAAAGCAAGGGTAAGAATAAAGAAGGCCAATAAAAAATGATTAATACTTATCAGGCTTTAGTCAATAAATTGACGGACGCTATAAGCAATTCAGAGATATCAAACATCGACCTTACTGATGTGGCTTTTGAAAATATGGAATATGACCCTGCTGAAAAAGATGCTTGGTTATCTGTTTACTATATGCCAGCAACAATAGACTCGCTGGCTAAGGATAGATTTGACGAAGAAAATGGATTATTTCAGATCACTGCATATGTCCCATTGAATGATAAAACTGGCGACATTTCACGCGGCACACTAAGGCTGATACAATTAACGCAAGATATTCAAAATATATTCTATAATAATGCTATAGCTGAAGCCAATGGCGAGAATGTATTTATACAAGATTCAACACTAACTCCAGCGTCATCAAGTGAAAGCTGGATGAGCAAAACCATTACTATTAATTATGTGAGGAACTAAAATGTCTACTCCAGGCGCGATTCAAGGCACAACTTGTGTCATTAAAAAAGGTACAGGTGCAGGAACTCAAATTGTAGGACAAGGTGAGTTTACAACTACATTCAATGGCGCAGTTGTTGATATTACTAATAAATCATCAGGGGGCTTTGTTGAGTTGTTAGATGGTACTACTACGTCACAACAAGTGGTAGCTGCTGGCACTATTGTTTACAACACCGACACAGATTTTGAGACCATCAGAGCTGATGCTTACAGCGGCACCCAAGACGATTACACTATTGTTTATGGCGCAACAGGCGAGACTTTATCTGGCAAGTTTACTCCAAACGCAATGAGCGATGCTATGCCGACAGACGGTAATGCTGTTATGACCTCAATTACATTTAGCTCAAGCGGCACTGTAACTCGCACTCCGCAGACAGCATGATAAAGCTCTGCTATCAGGAATATGAAACGAATGTTACCCTGGCCGCCCATAGGGAGTTTTTAAAGCGGCAGGGCCATTCTTTAGGCTATTATATTGGCGAAACCATTATTGCCTCTGCTGAATCGGCTGAGCTGGGTGTTGCTGTGCAAATGTCTAATATTGCAAAAGCTGTGCCGTTTGTGGTGGCTTTAGATATATTTGATTGTGTTACTGATAAAAGCATAACCAAGGAAGAGCTAGAAGATGCGATGTTTAGGGTGGATTGGATGCCTACAGATCGCGATGGTGATTTATCAGAGCCGTGGACGTTTGTGCTAGCCAAATTTGCTGGTGAGTATTCTCAGATATACAACGAAATAACAGAAAAAAAAAAGTAACCTGTCAATTTGAAGGGCTGATAAAAGTAATGTCCCCTGATGCTCTTACTGTTGATTTTTGGGCATTTTATACAAAGCTGGTGAAAGATATAGGTATTGCGCCATCTGAGGCGTGGAACTTAGACTTGCTCGAATGCTTCAAACTGCTAGACATCAAACTAGAAACAAAACAAGACCTCTCTCTCATGTTGAATTATAAGCGGCTACAAAACGGTGCTTCTTATAATTGGCTTATGGTGTAAACATGGCTACAGAAAAACTCATATTGGAATTGAATGCTAAGGTTGACGATGCTGTTAAAGACCTCGATCAAGTAAAAGGAAAATTAGATAAGACCAGCAAAGCTTCAAATAAGCTAGACAAAGGGTTTGCCGCATTAGGTAATACCGCAAAAACCACCGCTAAAGCTACATTCGCCATTGCTAAAGCAACTGCTGCGGCTACTGCGGCGGCTACTGCGGCGGCTGGTGCTATTGCAATGCAGGCCAGAAACTTAAAGATCAATGCTGATCTTATGAACATGTCTGTTGAAAGAGCACAGGCATATTCAGCAGCCACTAAAACAGTTGGCATTGATTTAGAAAAACTAGGCGATATATCAAAGGACGTATCTGAGCGAATCGGTGAAATGACAGGCGCTGGGGCTGGTGGTATGCAGGATTTTGCAGATCACATGGGCATGAGCATTGATGAAACTATAAAATTTAGTGAGTCACTAAAGGGAATGGCAGGGGCTGATGTATTGGGCTTAGTTGTGAAGCAAATGGAGGCTGCTGGAAAATCTGAAGAAGAAGTTAGCCAAGCACTTGAGGCTTTGGCCTCTGATACCACAAGATTAATTCCTTTACTAACTAACAACGGCGCAAAGCTTAAAGAATTAACAGATGATTATCACAAGTATAATAATGCGCTGACTGAAACTGATATAGCCAAACTTGATGAAATGGCAAATGGCTTTACAGCATTGTCTGACACGTTTGGTAATACGATGGGGCATATTGTTGTTGAGTATGCTGATACGTTTAATGATCTTATTGATGCAAGCAGGGAAGGCATGAAGCTCATCGGTGACGAAGTTGCCAGTGGTGCTTTCACTGACAGAGTAAACTCATTTTATGGCACCTTTGGCGAATCATGGGCTGCTGCATTTGGTGATAATTTAGAAGTCACTGATGAATTTATGGGAGACATGTCAGAGACAATTAATAGTTTGTCTAAACTTTGGCTAGAATTTTCATTGACTATGCCCCTGCACCTCAAGCAAGGCGGATTGCAAGCTGTAGAGTTTTTCAATGATATTTTAGACGAAATACAAATATTAATTGCGGAAGCAAATCTGTCCATACAAGAAGGCTTGGATTTTTTGGGCCTTGATGGTGACACAGAAGGTGCTCAAGCGGCACTTGATGCTATCAATCAAGAGATAGCAGCAAGGGATGAAGCAAGTGAGTTAGAGATTGAAAGAATAGAGCGGGAAAAGGAAGCAATATTAGAGAAGTTTTATGCAGAGCAAGAAGCGGCAACTGCTAAGCGTGAAGGCTATGCAAAAGACCATCAGGCAAGAATGAAGCAGATAGAGGATGAAGAAAAGAAAAGCACCAAACAAAATAAACTTGTAATAAAAAATTCAGAAGGTGAAAGCAAAGCCAACGATAAACTTACGGCTCGGAAAAATACAAATATTAACAATGGTATATCGGTGGCAATGGCTGCCAACACATTATTATTCAATGACAGCAAAGCAATAGAGGCGGGATTAGTTGTAGCTAAAACAGGTGCCGCTGTAATGCATCAGCTAGGTCATGGCGACCCATATACTGCTTTTTCGAGGGCTGCTGCGGCGGCAGCTATGGGGGCCGTACAGTTGGCAAACACATTGTCTGCATCTAAAGGTGGAGGCGGCATTGCACCTGTTCCAGATAGTCCACCAGTAACAGCTAGCTCAGGGCCAACTGCGCTTGATGAAGCTGAAGCACCAGGCGCAAACCTAGAAGCAACAGATGCAAGCGGCGCAAGCGGTATAGCTCAGAATATTACACTTGAAATAGATGGCGAGGCTATAGCATCAATAGTTTATGATAATATAGCTAAATTAGAACAAGACGGGGTTATATCGTGATTCTTTCTAAAACCAATGTCGCACCATTAGCAACAGTAACAGATAATCCACAATCAGCAACACAAGACGTTAATGTAGTTACTGATGGTGATTATTCGAGCGTTTATACAACAGCGTTATCGATTGGAATTCATCAAGTCACGTTTAACTTTACCACGCCTCAAAATATTGGATATATTGCAGTCGCAGGCAATATATCACAAAAAACGAGTTTATCTGTTAATGCGACTGTTGACGGCAGTAATGTTGGTGTACTAACCAAAAATCTAGGCTATAACGATTCTCAAGTTATGGTTTTTAAAGTTGACTTAACTGGGGTTACTTCTATTTGGTTTCAGTCTATCGGCTCAGGACAATTAGCTATAACTGAGATAGCTATGGGCGAATATTACACTGTACCCAATGGTGGCGAACAGTCAGGATACAAACGCCCGTGGACAATACCAAATAGAGAAACAAGAACGGCTAAATCCTTAAATGCCTCTCCAATTGCAGCGCTTTACCAAGGCAGAAGCATTAAATCTAGGCTAACAATTCCTAATAAATTAATGGCTAATTATACTGATTACTATGATTTTTTAGATTTTGCCACTACGTCAACATTCTATATATTGGAAGATGATGACCCCTTGCATTCTTGTGCTGGCTTTAATATTAAACCATTAGAAACAAAGGCGCATGGTTCTACTAGGTTGCTCGGTGTTTCTGGCTTTAATTTTGATGCTTACTCCAAAGGAATGATTTTATGAGGGAGGAATTTTCACAAAATCAACACACAATGTATTCGATCAAGATTCCTATGTGCACTAGTTGTACTCCTAAAGATGGAATTGATGGTACATGGCACACGCCTATCACTTGCGAAGAAGACAGCAACGCATATTATTGGCTTTTTTTTACAAAACAAAATGCGCCAACCGTAATATTTTCTAACGGCCATATACAGCCATTTGCATCTCTTTTCCTTAAGTCACCACTTAATAGTAAAGTGTTTAGATGCGTCACTTCTGCCAATGAGTCAACGCCAGTAATCAAGCCAGGCAAAGGAATGTCTAGTCGCTCAACCATATCATTAACAATGGCAGACTTTGATGGCGACCCAGGCCCCATTAATTTTAGCGATAAAGGTTCTTTTTTTGGCAAACTGCTAGCAAGGAATATATTGGATGGCAAAGAGCTGAAAGTATATAACTACAGCATAACAAATGACACTAACTACCTAATATCAGAGTCCACTTATTACATCGAATCGGCGCACTTATCAGAAGGAAAATTAAAATTAACTGGCAAAGACGCTTTGAAAGATATAGAAGCTTTTGGGCAGCAATATCCAGAACCTTCTGATGTCACACTTACCACAGATATAAATGCCACACAGACATCAATACCCGTTAGTGATGGCTCTTATTTGGCGGCTATTGATCGTTTTGTGATTGGCGAAGAAATATTTAGGGTTATTTCAGTATCAGGTAACACAATTACAACGGCAACAAGAGGCGAAGGGAAAGTTAATGGTGATGGAACTAGGGTTTATTCGACCAATACCGGCGAACACAAAGCAGGCGATACAGTACAAAAGTGCGTCATGTACAACAAGAAATTCTTATCACTTGCACTCAAAGAAATATTTGACGCTGTTGGGCTATCTTCTTATGTTGATTATACCCAATGGTTCGATGAAATAGATGAATGGTCATCTAGTGCGCATCTATATGGCATCATTACAGAGCCAACAGAGGCTATCGATTTAATTGACGAAATGCTGCAAGTTTACATGGTAGATATGTGGCTAGATCAAAGCACCCAAAAGGTTAAAGTGTCGGCTGTTAGTGCATGGAAAGAAGCAATCAGAACATTGTCAGAAGTAAACGACATACAAAATCTAAAGATTAAAACAAAGCCCAACCAGCGATTTTCAAGGGCTTATATTACCCACAAAAAGCCCTTACAAGCCCTATCAGATGATAAGGAAAACTATACAAAATATACAGCTTTTACAGATGTGGCTAAAGAAGATTCTGATTTATATGGCTCTGTCAAACTATACGAATTTGACCCATGCCGTTTTATTTCTGACGACTCTGCCTTTCAATTGGTCGAGAGGTTTGTTCAGCGATTCTCCGACCCGCCAAAAGAAATTTCTTTTAATATCGAAGAAAGAAAGCTCGCAGGTACAGGCTTGGGTGACATTGTTGATATAGTCTCAAGAGATACACAACTACCAGATGGCACTGAATACGGCGCAAGAATATCAGCACAAATCACACAGTTAAAGCCCATTGTAAATAACATCGGGCGATATTATGCAGCTAAGGCACTGTCTTATATACCATTGATAGACCCAAGCGGCGGCCCTGTTGTTATATTTATATCTGGAACCATTAGAGATTATGTTTTATTTAACAGGGTATTAAGCCCAAATCCAGTTGATGTCACATTTGTTATTGATGGCGCAAACATAGGAACGAATACAACAGATTACGCAATGAGAGCTGGCAATTTTGCGGCAGGTTCTACAATAAAAATAATTTGTACAAATGGCACCCAATGGAGCGCAAAAGGCGGGGATGGTGGTGATGTTACTGGAACTACTGCGAGTGCTGGCACAAACGGCAAACACAGCTATCATTCTGACGGAATAACCACATCTATTTATGTGAATTATGGCACTGTCGATGGGTATGTAACAGATTCTACAATGTATGCTGCGGGTGGTGGTGGCGGTGGTTCCGTTATTAGTACAAATCCCCTAATTGGCAGATTGTCCGCTGCCTCTGCTGGTGGCGGTGGCTCAGGTATACCGTCAGGTGATGGCGGTACTGCAACATCAACAAATACTGGCGAATACAAAGACGGATTTGATGGCACTTATATAAATGACGGCAATGCTCAAGTTGCACAATTAGACTATTTTACTTTAACGTATTTCAAAGCGCGGGGTTCAGATGGTGGGGCATCGGTCAATGCACCCAATAACGGCTATACTCAACTTGTTGACGCTCCCAGTGCAGATATTAATATTGTAGCATCTGGTGGTAGTGCTGGTGGTGCATTTAAAGGAACAAACATTACAGTGTATAATCTGGCAGCATCGTCATCTAAGTTAAAGGATGGCAACTCAGATTCATATACACTGGTTACATCTTAAAAATCAAAATATTTTTATACATAGGTTGTGCTAAATTATGATAGATGAAGAAGCAATAAACGAAGCAATAAACGATGTTGAGCTGCTAAAGTCTCAGGTTTTGGCCCTTCCTGGAACAGAAATTAATGATCTAAAAAATGATATTAGAGAGCTAAATGATGCAATCAAAAGGATTGATGAGGAAGAAATAATCGCATTGAGAAAAGAAGTGGGGCAGCTTAAAGAAGCAGTCAATACTTTAATTAATTTTCGTATTGATTTAGAAAAGCAAGATTTTTATAAAACAGAGCATTCTGTCAGTGATGCTGTTTTATCATACGAAACAGGCGAAAATAACACTGATGTTGATGTTGATGTTGATGCTGATGCTGATGCTGATGTTGATGTTGATGCCCTAGCCAATGAACATAATGAAAATACAGAAATTATTTAACTAGAAAATAAGATGGTTATATTGTGAATATATTAGATGTGATAAGTACAACATCCGTAAAGCTAGCTGCTGTGCTAACTGTTATAGCCAGCGCTGGTGGTGTTGTTGAATCTCGGTATGCAAAAGCTACTGATTTTGAAAGGTTGATTGATGTTAGAAAGGTTGAGCGCATAGAATACTATGAAGATGAAATTACAAAATCTGAAGATGCCATCAACCGCTTGAGAGTAATAGAAGCTTTGAGCGATTCACAAAAACTGCATATCAATCAGCTCAATGATAGAAAAGCTGCTTATTTAAGAAAGATTCAGCGAATCAATAAAAGTAAGTAAATCATATTCCATCTGGTTTATAATGGTTGACCCATTACGGGTAATATCTAAATAAACAAATCTAATAACGATAGAAATAATAATTAGGCTGGCTGAGTATTTTAGTAATTTAATCATTGCATAGATGCTCAGTAATTTTATTGCTTTATATCCCCAGTGTATCTTATTTCCCAGCTTTGCATTGCATGAGCGACATTGTGCCACCAGGTTAGACTTCCATAAGCGCGACATTTTAAAGCGGCTGGCGGGTAGTATATGCCCTGCCTCAATATCTTCAGTTTTACCGCAATCAACGCACTTTAATGTTTTAAAGTCTTTCGCTAGATTTTTCCATTCCTTTGATTTGTGGAAGTCAGTCATTGTTTAATGGGTTGACTATTTCATAATCGCCAGTCCGATGCACCTTTACTGTATTAATGCCCAGCTTTATTTTTAATAACCATCCTTGAACCAATATTAATTTGTCATGCTGAGTGACCATGTGCCGTAATCTTTTTATATCTCGCATGTCATGCCATCGCACTGAAACAAGAATAAAGATAAAGACTAAATCAATAGGCCTGGCACCTATTCCTATGAGCCACTC